TGCGCGAAATGGTATCAGGGCGGCACTACCAACCTGCTGAAAAACGGTTTCTACGTGTTGGTGATGCCGCGTTACTCACAGTCGCTGACCAACCAGACCGCAACCATCACGTTGGCCGACACCAATGCCACGACGGCCACGGCGATCGTGACGGCGATTGTGGCGGCTGCGGCTTTCACCACGGCGAGCGCGACCATCAGCATGGCCGGCGTGAATAACGGGCTGGTGGCGAATGGCATGACCGTGTTCGACGCCAGCACGGGCTTTGCGATCGGCACCGTCTCGGCTTACACGACGGCGAGCGCGACGCTGACTCTGGCCGCAAATGCCTCGCATGCCAGTGCTGGGGCGGCCGACGTGCTGCTGTTCCAGCGCGCGCCGATTGCCATCAGCGGCGGCGTGTTTACCGATACCTTTGCCGATGGCAACACGGTCAAGATGTACCAGATCAGCTAAGGCACAGGTGGCCGTACAGCGATTTTGCGCCAGTAGGGCCATCCACATAGCCCCACCCCGGCAAAACGCACCAGCGGCCGTTTGTGGGCGATTGAGGGCCTATACACCACCACTTGACAGAGGGGGGCAGCCTATTGCAACATTCCCAATGCCCCTAGCTTGAAAGGGACCAGGGCGGTCGCCACCAGCGGCCGCCTTTTGCGTTTCCCCAATTCCCCGTTGGCGGGCGTTCTCGTACCCTCGCAGGTTATCCGAGGACGTCGCCAATCGGCCGGGCGGCCGCGGAGGCCACCGTCGTGCCGCCCGGCGCGCATCTCGGATCATGCCATGAGTGCAACTACCGACGAGCTCCAGGACGCCATCACGCGGCTGACGTTCAATGCCGCCAACAATGCGCCGATCGCCACCGCGCTAATCGCCCAACTGCAGGACGTCGCCGCGCAACTGAGCCCTGGCCCACCCCTCGACGAGCTCAACGCCGCAATCGGCCAATTGTCGTTCAACGCACCACATGCGGCGCCGGCCCCCGCAATCACACTGGTCGAATTGGCCGACGTGTGGTCGCAACTCACCAACGGCACGCAGACGACCAACACGGCCGATCTCAACGCAATCGCGCAAATCACCAGCTACATGCTCCTGCAAGAACCCGACTGGGCGCCGTCGCTGTGGATGAATTTTGACGGACCGAGCACCACGCTGACCGTGCAGGTGCGCGGCTTCTACACGCTGACAATGGTCATCAGTGCATCGCCGTGGTGGAGCAATTGGCCGACGTACTCCGAGGCGGCATCTGAACTCATTGCCAGCATTTATCTGCTCGGCATCACGCCGACCAGCTTGAGCCCGGCGGTCGTTCAGGCTGAACCCTGCGGCTGCACGGCCGACCCTGCAAGTGCTCAGGATGACGTGGCGGCGCCCGCGATTCATGGCGAGCCCTGGCGCCATTGGGACGCCGTTGAGGCGCGCATCAACACCACCCGCATCGTCCCCGAAGGCTGCGCCGTCATCTTCGAATCAAACATGTTGATCGAGCACGGCTCAGGACGGATTTACGATCCGCCGCCGCTGTCGCCGGACGCGCAGGCGTGGCTCGATGCCCACCGCGATGATCTGCAAGGCGGCAAGAATTGGCTGCGCCGCCGGCAACAGCAACGTGCGGCAACACCGCAGGCCGGACCTTGGACTTATGAGGGCGCGCTGTTGACTTGCGGTCAGCAATACGTCTTGCCGCAACGCATCAGTTACATGGCGACATTTTTCGGCGTTTCGCAAGTCGCAACAACAAACAATGTGTCGCTGCTGGTTTGGCCCGGGCTGGAACCAGCCGATAGTCACTTCGTCATCCAACCGTGCTTGTTGCGCCAGAAAGGCGCAGACCCGCTGGGGCAAGCCTGGCAGATGTTCCCGACCCTCAACGGTAAGGACCCCAATGGCGTCGACCATCAGTGGAGCTCCGGACTCTTTCCCATTCACATGCCGCAGGGCGTCTGGGGCGTGGTGCGCGAGTTTGGCGGCATTAGCGGCTTTTTCAGGAACGGATTCTACCGCGGCAATCCGAAAAATACCGCGCCTAATTTCAATCAGCCACTCGGCACGCCCTTGGACGTGTATTTTGCAAATCCACCCGCTGCTTTGGTCGGTGTCGTGCTCTCTGGCCGCACCGCTATCCCGGAACAGGCGTTACTCGAAATCGAAATTCCCGTGCCTAACGATGGTGCTTTTACCTGCACCGATATCAACATCATAGCCGTGTTCGGCGGCATTACCGTGCGGCTCGGCCCAAACCCTCTGCCGGTGAATTGGAATCAGGTGCTGCAGCCCGGAGCGGGCGGCGGCGTTACCTGTGCGGCCAGCGCAGGCTATGCAAATCCAACAACAAATGGCGGCAGCCAGGTCACCATGGCTTACGCTTCGTCGTGAAAGGGAAACTAACATGCCGCGATCGATCCATGCGCTGATGCGCGCCGGCGTCATCTCCGAACGCGCCGTCGCCAAGCACAAGCCGTCGGTGCTCAAGGGCACCAAGGCGCAGAAAAGCAAAATGGCGCCGATGCACCAGGACAACGCCAGCGACGAGGGTGAGGCCAAGGCCGGTGAGCTCAGCCCCAACCACATCAACATCAAGGCGCACCAGCGCGGCACGATGCCATCGCATGCCGCTGGCGCCCATGGCAACCGGGCGCCAACCGTGAACCATCTCACCCAGCGTTCGTTGGTAGCGAAGAAGTTCCCGCCCGGCTCGACCGCCAAAGGCAAAAGCGGCATTGTCAAAACCCCGCCGGCCACCAAGGGAACCGTGATCGAGAGCGGCCCAATGTACGAGGGGAAGATTTCGCGTAGGACGATGTGAAACGCTCAGCCCGCGGCGCCTACAAACACAAGACCAAATCCAAACCGCAGCCACATAAGCCGCATAAAACGAGGCATGTCATGGCCAGAAAATCGCAAGATGTTTACGACGACGACACCGTGCACGAAGCCGAGCCGGAAGCCGAAATCGATGCGCCATCCGAGCAACCTCCGCCGCCCGAGCCCGAACCCGAAGTGCCGCCGCTCGAGCGGTTGCGCAATTTGCTGATAGCGTTGCACCATCAGGCGCAGCACAACGCGCCGGTGTCGACCGGCATCATCAACGAGCTTCGAGAGATCGCCGATAAGCTCGACCCCGAGCATGCCGAACAGCACGAACCAAATGCCGAGCAAGTCGCAAGCGCAAGCTAGGCTGATGGCCGCCGCCGCCCACACGCCGGGCGGCTACGGCGGCGTGCCGCAATCAGTCGGCAAGGACTTCAACGCGGCCGATACCGGCAAGAAGCGATCCAAGCTGCCGAACCGAGTGGCGCGCATGCGCAAGCGCGGCGCCATCTCCGAGCGCGCCGCCAAGCGCCACGGATACGAGTGATGGGCATCATCGGCGCGCTGCTCGCCATCGTATTCACGCTGATCATCGTCGGTGTGGTGTGGTGGGGCGTGCAGCAATTGCTGCCGCTGATTCCATTGGCGCCGCCGTTCCGAACGCTGGTCAACGTGCTGCTGACGGTCATTCTAGTGCTGATCGTACTATGGGTGATCCTGCAATTGCTGGGATTGGTCGGGGTCAATGTTCCGCTTTATCATTCACGGATTTGAACCATGGTAAGCAAGCCGCTGCTCAACCCATTCCATGAGCACTTCTGCCGTAACGTCGCTTTCACCGGGCAACTGCGCCGGGATTGCGTGCAGCAGGCCCGCATCGCTTGCGGATTGCAGCGATACAGTTCGAGTGTTGCCAGCGCTACTGCGACGAGCCTGATGTACAAGCCGGACATCATCGCCCGCATCGCCGAACTGCGCCTCGAGGAAGTCCGGCAGGCGACCCAGCCGCATCCGGCATACGTGGCAACGCGCGACTGGATCGTCGACAAGCTGGTCGCCAACGTCCTCGAGGCCAGGGCCGATCACAACTACACCGCCGTCAACAAGGCGCTACACTTGCTCGGCCTCGAAGTCGGCATGTTCGCCACCGTCATCAAACACGGCATCGCAACTGATGTTGAACAGCTTACTGACGCCGAGCTCCACGCCATCGCCCGCGGCGATCACCCGGCAAACGGCGGCAACGGAGCTGATCCGGCGGCAACGGATCAAACGAAGCTTAACTGAATTCGCCCGCCTCGCCGGATACGAACCCGCCGATCACCACCAATTGCTGATCGACAAGCTCGAAGCCGTCAACGCCGGCAAGATTACGCGACTGGCGGTGTTTATGCCGCCGGGCTCGGCCAAAAGCACGTACTGCAGCATTCTGTTTGAGCCTTGGTACCTCGCCAACAACCCGACGGCGCAGATCATCGCCGCCTCACACACCACGGAGCTCGCCGAAAAATGGGGTCGCCGCGTCCGCAACCTGATCCGTCAGCACGGGACTACGCTCGGCTTGGAGCTATCCGGCGACTCTACGGCTGCTGGGCGCTGGGCACTCCGCAGCGGCGGCGAATACTACGCCGCTGGCGTTGGCGTCGGTATTGCCGGCTTCCGCGCCGATCTGGCGGTGATCGATGACCCCGTCAGAAGCCGTCAGGACGCCAACAGTAAGCCCGTCCGTGAACGGGTGTGGGAATGGTACAAGTCGGATTTATCGCCCCGGCTCAAGCCTGGCGCCCGTATGGTGCTGATCCAGACGCGCTGGCATGAAGACGATCTGGCCGGGCGCATCCTTGAGGAAATGCGCCACGGCGGCCAGCAATGGGACGTGCTGAACCTGCCGGCACAAGCCGAGTACGATGACCAGCTCGGCCGTGCGCCCGGTGAATGGCTATGGGACGACGAGTACGGCTATGCCGACTTTCTGCGTCAGGAAAAAGCCACGCAACTGCCCGGCAACTGGGCGTCGCTGTTTCAGCAGCGCCCGGCACCGGAAGAGGGGACATTTTTCCGCTCCGACTGGTTGCGACCGTACCGGTTGGCGGAAACTCCGGCTCGTCGAACGCTCAACGTCTACGGCGCCTCCGACTACGCGGTGACCGCCGACGGCGGCGATTACACCGTGCACGTCGTGGTCGGGCTCGACCCAGATGGCCGCATGTGGTTGCTCGACCTGTGGCGCAAGCAAGCCGATCCGGCCGAATGGGTGGAAGCGCTGTGCGACATGGTGATCGCATGGCGCCCGCACGGTTGGGCCGAGGAAAACATTCAGATCACGTCAGGCATTGGTCCGTATCTCGATCGGCGCTTGCGCGAGCGCAAGGCATGGCTTGGCCGCGAGCAGTTCCCGACCCGCGGTGACAAGGCTATTCGGGCGGCATCCATTCGCGGTCGGATGGCGCTTGACGGCATGTATGTGCCGATCGACGCGCCCTGGTATGAGGCGCTGCGGAGTGAGTTGCTGTCGTTTCCGTCGGGCAAGCACGACGATCAGGTCGATGCGCTGGGACTCGCCGGCCAGTTGCTGGATTGGATGGCGCCGGGCGTCGAGCCGAAGAAAGAGGAAGACCCCGACCGCCGCGATGGCTATCGCGACGCGATCGAGGAACAGTATCCAACCGATTCGATCAAGATGTTATGAGCCGGTCTTTTTCGGTTTCTCGAATTCGAGCGAGAGTTGCGGCGTGTTGTCATTGTCAGGCCACTTGTGCATCCAGGCATGGCAGTCGCGGCACAGCGCCATCAGGTCCGTGTTCGGCTCGCAATACAGGTTGTCATAGCTGAGATGATGCAGAACGGTTGCCTTGCGGGTGCAGTTGGTGATTTCGCAACGGCCGTCGCACCACATCCAGTATTGCAGGCGGCGCCATTTCCAGTAGCGGCTTCGCAGATAGACCGTGTTGTACCACTTGGGGTCAAACGGGTCGGGGATTTTGTAGATGTTGGGGGCCATGACTACCCTCGCTCTGTTTTGGGGTGGGCACCGTAAAATGCAAGCGTGACGACATCAATGAAGCAAAGCAAACAAACAAGGGCCATGATCAACAAACAAGGGCCACTATGAAACAACGCAGGATTAAGAATAGACGCAAGACCAAAACTATGCGGGTTAGAATTGATGGAGCGAAAGCAAGATGGATCGAAAAGCAAGCCAGGGAAAATGGGTTATCTTATTCTCGGGCGGCCGATTTGCTTCTTGAGCGGCTACAAAGCTCTTATTGTAAATCATTACAAAAATGTGGGGACTTGGAAAGTCGATTGCAGGCTTACGATTTGTGGTTACCACAAAGTCAGAAAGATATGATCAACGCGAGGTGGGAAGAGTCGGGTCGACTTGCCAGCATTCTCCTTGGAAAAATCAATCATGCCGCACCCTGAATTCGTCTGGTGGATCGAGCCGCTAGAGCGCACGGTTACCGATATGGAAACCGGCGCGGAATACAACTTTGCCCTTTGTCGCGAGCACGCCGGCGGCCAAGTCATCAAGTTCCTGTGCTGCAACATGGTGGAAGCACACGGTAAGCTCAACGCCATCGCCGAGGAAGCCTTGCGCAGCGATCACACGATCGGAATTGCCTGATGGCGCCGGCTAACGTCGTTCCGCTGCAGCGCCGACGACCCGGGCGCGAGCCCGGCCAGAACTATCAATCGGCGCAATCGACCGTTGGCCTATTCACCACCAATAACCCCGGCGAATACGATCTCAGCGAAGATGCCAACGGCGAATTCTCGGTCACCAAGCTGTCGCGCCAGTATCTCGATTACATCGGCGCCAAGCAACTCGAAATCGAGGAACAGAAACTCTCCCGCCACTATCGCCACGGCGCCCAGTACACCGCCGAGGAAGTCCGGGCACTTCGTGCGCGCCGGCAACCAATCATCACCTATAACGAGATTGGCCCCAAGATCGATCAGATCGTCGGCCTGGTGGAACGGCTGCGCCAGGAACCGAAGGCCTACCCCAAGCACCCGCGCTCGGAATCAGGCGCCCAGGTCGCCAGCGCATCGTTACGTGCGGTGCTCGACGCCAACGAATGGGAAACCTACACCGCGTCGTTCGTCGCCGAGCAGCTGGCCACCGAAGGTATCGCCGGGGTCGAGCTCGACCTGATCGAGGGCGATCACGACGACCCCGATATCGCGCTCAATCACGTGTTCGGCGAAGATTTCTTCTATGACCCGCGCTCGATGAAAGCCGATTTCAGCGATGCCCGCTGGATGGGCGTCGCCAAATGGATGGACGTTAACGAAGCGGTCGAGATGTTCCCCGACCAGGAAGAGGACATCCGGACTCTGATGGTCGAGTCGGGTTACGACATGACCACGCATTCCGACCGCGAGATCAAATGGATTTATGTGAATGAGGGGCGGCTGCGGCTGGTCGAGCACTGGTACAAAAACAAAGGCATGTGGTTCTACTGCTTTTATTGCGGAACCTATCTCGAGCTAGAGCGCGGCGTATCCAAGTTCCGCGATCAACGCGGCAATCCGATCAACAAATACTGCATGGCCTCGGCGTTCGTCGACCATGAGGGCGACCGCTATGCGTTCGTGCGGCTGCTGAAATCACCGCAAGACGAAACCAATCAACGGCGCGCGAAAGCGCTGCATCTGTCGAATGTCACGCGTATCAAGGTGCAAAAGGGCGCCGTTGACGACGTCGAAACCACGCGCCGGGAAATGGCCCGCCCCGACGGCCTGATCGAATGGAACAAGGGCTATGACCCGCCAATGGCGGACGACAAGCAGGAAGACCTCGCGGCGCATTTGAGCTTGATGCAGGACGCGCGCCAAAAGATCATCTCGTTTGCCAACGTCAACCCGGCAATCCTGGCGCAGCCGGACACCGACGAGCACTCAGGGGTGGCGATCAACCTGATGCAGAAGGCGGCGCTGGCCGAGCTTGGATCGTTTCTGCGCAACTATCGCAACTGGAAAATCCGTGTCTATCGCAATCTGTGGAATACCATCGTCAACACCTGGCAGGGCGAGCGCTGGATTAGGGTCGCCGGCGAAGACGAAAACGGCATGGCGCAATTCCTGCAACTGAATGGGCAGAGATTAGATCAATACGGCTTGCCGACCATGATTAACTTCGTCGGCGCAATCGACGTCGACATCGCGCTGGATGAAGGACCAGATACGTCCAATCTGATGCAGGATGCTTATGATCTCATTAAGCAGCTACCGCCGGGCACCATTCCGCCCACCGTGCTGATCGAATTCATGAGCCTGCCGGGGTCATTGAAGCAGAAGATTTTGCGCATGCTATCGACGCCGCCGCCGCCCGATCCGCAGGTGGCGCGCGCCAAGGAACTGACTAATCAGCGGCTTGAGGCGGAAGTCGGCGAGAAGCGCGCCGGCACCGTCGGTCGCATCGCCGACGCGCAGAAGAAAATGCACGACGCGCATATCGATACGTTCCAGAGTTTCACCGATTTTCTCAAGCTGTTCCAGAAGGCCGACGTGCTCGACCCCGGCAACATCAGCCAGGAAGGTACGGCAGCGCAAGCAACTGGCGGCATTGCCGCCGCTCCGCGGCCAATGGCCGAGGGCGGCATCGTCACCCGGCCGACGCATGCGCTGCTCGGCGAGCGCGGCCCGGAAGCGGTGATCCCGCTGACCAATCCGCTGGAGCAATATCTCGGCAACATGCAGAACGATAGCTGGTTGAACCGGCAACCGACCTTGCAGGACATCTTACGCGCCGGCGCTGGCGCCATCCCGCCCGACAGCGGCGGCGGGCCGTCCGATCCATTGCCGATCGGGATTCGTGGCTAGGCCATAGGGGACATCAATGCGACGCTTGACACTGGCCGCTGTGATGGCGGCCTTATCATTTCCGGCGTTCGGTCAGTCAATGGCGCCGACCCTCAATCTGTCGGTGACCATCGCCGTCGCCAGCTCATTCCAGAGTGTGCCCGGCTTGACCGCCGGCGCTACCTCACGCCGCTCGCTCACCATCCAGAACAACAACGCGACCGATAGCTGCTGGGTGTTTCTCGGGCCCACCGCCAGCGCCACCAAGGCGCGCGCAATCCTGCTGATACCGGGCGGGTCCTACCAGCGCTATTACCCCTACATTCCCAACGACAATGTTGCGGTGACCTGTGCCACTGCCGGGGATTTCGTCTATGTCGATACGCAATAAACTCAGCGTCCTCCTGCTTCTGCTGACCGGCCCGGCGCTGGCCGATGGCATCTTCAATGGTGGTGGCGGCGGTGGTGGCGGCGGCGTCGGCACGGTGACATCAGTTGGCGGCGGCTGTGCCTCAGTCGCTGCGCCCAACCCAATCACGTCAGCCGGCACGATCACTGCGGTCGAGATGATCAATCCGCAGACCGGCGCGACTTACACGATCGCTAATGCCGATTGCGGAACGCTAACCAATTTCACCAACGCCGGCGCCGTCGCCGTCACCTTGCCGCAGGCGGGCGCCGCCAGCCAATTCATCGCTGGATGGTATGCGGACTATCGCAACAGCGGCAGCGGCATTGTCACCATCACGCCGGCAACCTCAACCATCGATACGATCGCCTATCGGCAATTGCTGCCGGGGCAAGCCGCGCGGATTGTATCTGATGGAACAAACTACACGGTCTTACTCGGTGTTCCGGGCTCGGTGATTGCGCCGAGCCATCCCGGCTACGTCGCCGCCAACTGGTATCAGCCGCTCAACTCGGGCAGTTTTACCAATGGCGCCGCGGCGACCGCCAGCGTGATCAAATGTACGTTCGGGCAAGTCGGCCAGCGGCTGACAATCTCAAGCCTGGGCACGCGTATCAGCACCCTGGCCGCCGCCGGCAACATTCAGCTTGCGCTTTATTCCAACGTCACCGGACGGCCCGGCCTGCTGCTCAGTTCCACGCCAAGCATCAGCACGGCGGCCGCCGGCGCCTTCAACGCTGCCCTCGGCGCCAATCAGCAAGTTGGCGTCAACGGCGCCAACGGCACCTCCAATCTGTGGTGGTGCATCAACGCCGACAATTCAACCGTGGTGGTGAACGGCCTCTCCGGCGGAACCGCGGCGGTCGGCTACATCGGCGGAACGCAGGTCAATGCCGGCGCCAGCAATTCATTGGTGAACATGGCCGCCGCGGTTTCCTGTGCCGGGGCGGCTTGTACCGGCGGCAGCAGCACCTTCGGAACTTGGCCAGCGACTTTAGTAGGAACAACATGGACGATCGTAGCAGACGCAAGCGCGCCGCAAATCGAGTTTTTGGTCAACTCGGTGCCCTAGCCGGCGTTTTGCTGTTCGCTTTCGCCGCCTATGCGCAATCCTACAAGACTTCTGGATCGCAGCCGGGGTTGCAGCCGGTGCGGATCATCGGGACCAATGGTGTGATACCGTTTTTAGCCTCCGCGCAGACCACACGAACGCAATTCGTGGCGCGCATACCGGTCATCTTCGGTTGCCCGGCAACCGAGCTCACGCTGGCGTTTGACAACTTCTATCTGCAGGCGGGCACCCCGGTGGTGGAAACCAACCTCGGACAAGCCATGACCATCGTCAAGGTCGCGCTGGAAAACACCAGCCCAACCACTTTCACACCTATCAAGTTCGGCGGGCTCGCCGGGACCACGCTGGCCGATGGCGCTTCCAATCAGCACAGCGACACGTTGACGATATCACTGGTGCCAAACCAGCTTTACTGGATCAGAATCACCGGCACGATCCCAGCGGCGGGAAACCTGCCGGAAGGCGCCAATACCGGCATCAATTATGCCGGGACGGCAAGCTATCTGTATCCACCGGCAAATGACATCGATCAGGTCTATGCGACCGGTGCAATGACCGCGCCGAGCGGGTCGCTGGCACAGAATTATGGTTACGGCCCGTCCGCCATTCTCGGCCGCTGCGCAACCGCGGGGCATCTGGCGGTCGCCAATATCGGCGCCTCCTGGTCGGTCGGCAACGATGATTATCAGGTCAGTTCCGGCGGAGCAGCCTGCGCCGACTCAGGAAATATGATCGCCACCGGCTACGGCTTGATGCCCCACGCGGCGCTCGGCGCCGGTGGCGCAATCTCGGGGGCCATCCCGTACACAAAGATCACTCAGGGCGGCAGTGGGGCAGCCGAAGCGCTGACCTGGACAAAATCGGTAACCTATTTGCAGTATGCCAATGTTCTGTTTGACGACATGGGCGCCAACGACGTCCCCGGTGGCGTCGCCGCGACGATCTACAATAATAATCTGCAGATGTGGCAGAACGCGCGCGCCGTTGGCGTAGAGCGTATCGTCGTCATGCAGATGAACCAGCGTACGTCGAGCACCGACAACTGGGCAACGGCCGCCAACCAAACGCCGGGCAACGGCTTCAATACCGGGCAGGTCGGCGACCAGATCAACACCATGTATCAGACCGCGCCGATCGACGGCCAGCTAACCTTGGCAACGACGCAGGACTCCAGCACCCGCTGGAAATGGCTGACCGACGGCACCGCGTACAAATACACTTGCCAGGGCGTGCACCCGAACCTCAACAGCTATCCGCTGATGGGGGCTGAGCTGCGCTCAATCCTGCAAGGATTGTCGATCAACTAGTTCGCCGCCAGCGAGCGTCATCGCTGGGAGTGCCGCCGACTCTGACGGGCGATCCGTACCGCACCGACGTCACAGGCGCGCGCACCCCGGCCGGCGCAAAGGGTCGATTCGTACACTGTCCGACGTCACAGGAGAGACCACGCAATGCCTAAGACTGAGATTTCCCCCGAGCAGATGAATCGCATGGAAAGCCCGCTCGACGATGAGATCAACGCCATGGTGGCGGAGACCTTCGACGAGCAGGCGCGCGCCGCGTTCAATCACGATCCCGATCTCGATGGCGATATCGAGCCCGGCGACGATGATGATCGTTCACTCGAACAACCGGAAGATATCGAAGGCCTGCCACAAGACGACGTGACGGCCGATCCCGGCGACGAGCAGGAACAGGACGAAGCGGACGACGAGGAACAGGACGAGACGGAAGACGACGATGGCGGACCAATGCCGCCACCGGCACCGGAGCAGCGCATTCCACTCACCCGGCTACAGGAGGAAACCACGCGCCGGCGTGAAGTCGAAACGCGCCAGCGCGAACAAGAGGCGGAGCTCAACCGCTTGCGCGGCGAGATGGAGGCGATGCGGCGCATGCAGCCGCAACAGCCACAGCAACCACCGCAGCCGCGTCCCGATCCGATTCTCGACCCCGACGGTGCCCGCCTGTTCGATCAGAACGACCGCATCGTGCGCATGCTCAACCATGCCGAACGCGACCCCGACGAGGGCTGGAAAGTCCAAGCCGCGGGCAACTGGGCCATGCAAAGCCTCAACCTGCACGACCCGCGCAACCGTCAGCAATTGTTCGAATACCTGCGCGACTCGCCCGATCCGGCCGGTTCCCTCGTGAAGATGTGGGAACGTCAGGGCGGCGGCCGTGAGCAGATCGAAAAACTGCAGCAGGAACGCGAGCAGCGCGAGTACGACGCGTTCGTGGCACAGGCGGATCGGTTCGGTTACCAGATTCCAGATGCTCGGCGGCAATCTCAGTCGAACGGCGTTCCCCCGCGTCCGGCGCCAGCGCGCCAGATGACGCAATTGCCGAAATCGTTGAACTCGGCCGGCGGCCGACGAGTCGTCCCGGATGATCCCGGCATGTACGATTCCAAACCGCAATCCTACAACGATTTCGCTTTCAGCGATCGCCGCTCATGAGGGCGCGCGCTCGCAGGAGCGTAAGCCATGGCTGTTACGACCGTCAGTCCCAACAACAAACTGATCGTGTTCTCCAAACAGGTATATCGGGAATACGTCAGACAGAACCTCTACTCGCCCTATGTGGGCCAGGAAATGACCGCGATCTTCCGGGTAATCCCGGATTTGAAGAAAGGCGGCGAGCAGATCAACATTCCGCTGATCGCCCGGTTGCGAAGCACCGCGATCTCGACCGGCGCCCTGGTCGGCAACGAAGAGTCGATCGACAACTACGGCGACCGGATGTGGATCGACTGGGCGCGCAATGCCATCAAGATTCCGATCTCGGAAGAACAGAAATCCTCGATCGACCTGTTCGGTCAGGCGCGGCCGCTGCTGGAAGATTGGGGTAAGGAACTGCATATCGATGAACTCACCGATACGCTCTATGCAATCCCGATCGCCACCACCCCGCCAGCAGGGTTGGGCTCATCGGCTGGGCAACGCGTCAACGGTGCCTTGTTGGATGCGGCCGGCGCAACGGCCCGTAACCTCTGGGTCGGCGACAATGCCGACCGGGTGCTGTTCGGCGGCGCCGTCGGCAACTTGGTGAGCAGCAACTTTTCCGGGTCGCTCGGCAACGTCACCCAGGCCATGACCTTGTCGGCGACGATGGTCAGCAAAGGCAAGCGGCTGGCCAAGCTCGCACAACCGCGCATCCGGCCCTACAAGCTGAAAGACGGCCGGGAGTATTTCGTGCTGTTCGCGAACACCTTCCAGTTTCGCGATCTGAAGGCCGACCCAGCGATCATCCAGGCCAACACCCAGGCGCGTCCGCGCGAAGGCGACGGGCTCGACAAAAACCCGATCTTCCAGGACGGTGATCTGATCTGGGACGGCGTCATCATCCGGGAGATCCCGCCGCTCACCACCCGCTTGCCGACAACTTACACCACCGGCGGCGCCGCCACCGGCCAGGTTGCCCCGGCGTTCATGTGCGGACAAGGCGCGGTTGCCTGGGGTTGGGGCCGCATGCCGATGCCGACGTTCCTACGCGAAGACGACTATCAGTTCTATCGCGGCGTCGGCATCAAGATGGCCTACGGCATGAAGAAAATCGCCAAGACCAACAATCTCGGCAACTACAAGGAATGGGGCGTGTTCACCCTGTTCACCGCCGCGGCGTCTGATCAGTAACGGCAAACAAGGAAAGGAGGACCACCCCATGCGTAGCATCCGTAACCTTGTTGCCGCATCAGGTTCAGGCTTGATGCTGCTGGCGGCGGCGTGGCCTGCATTCGCGCAGGTGATCCCGGCGGGCTCGACCACCACGCGGCGGCCAACGCCGCGGCAATACACCGAGCAGATGACGCACTACATCCGCAACACGCTGACCGTCGGCATGTGCGGCACCCCCGTGGCCGGTACTTGTACGGTGCAGCTGGCGACCGCCAGCCTGCCGTTCAATGCCATCGTGACGCGCGTGTATCTGGCGGTTTATATTCCGTTCAACTCGACCACCTCCGATGCGTTGACCTTGGGCATCACCCAGGCCAGCGCCAATGAAATCGTTACCACCACCATGAACCTGCAGACGGTGGGACTTGCCACCGGCACGGTGGTGCCGGCATCGATCAACGTCATCGGCAACACCCCGTCGACGACAACCTCGCCGTCCGGCTTCAACGGCGGCTTTGATCTATGGGTGAAATGGGTTGCCACCGGCGCTCCTAACGCAACCCCAGCGGGGTTGGCTTCGATCATCATCGAATATATCCCGCCCAACGACGGCAACTGTGCACAAGGAACGCCGCAGCCGGGACAACCGGCACGTCCGCCCGGCTGCTGAGCAGGCACCATAACAACCGGGCCGGCATTTGTGCCGGCCCCAATTCGTTGAAAGGAGAGCAACTATGTCAAACGCAACCAACGCCGCGCGACAGGCGTTCACCCGCCTCGGGCTGGCCATGGTCGATAATCAGACCGCAGGAACCACCGCCGGCAATAACCTGACCGCAGCTTCGCCGCGCGTTCTCGGTCGGCTCGCGCGGTTCACCAAAGGTGCCGCATCGTCAAACGCGGTGCTGCCGTCACTCGATACGCTTGACGCAAGCTCGATCATTGTTGTCATCAATGACGGCACCGCCGCAATGAACGTCTTTGCCTATGCCGATGCGGTGGGCAACTCGGACAGCATGAACGGATCGCCCGCGGCGTTCGGTGCGATCACCGGCCGCGTGGTTCTTGCCGCCGGCAACTTCGGGGTTTTCGTTGCCGAAGCGTTGCCGTCGCCGGTTGGCGGTGGCCCGCCGGCGGGAGTCGGCAATCTCGGCAACTGGACAGGATCGATATTCACATGATCAAGATCATCTATGACCCGCCGCCCGACGAGCCAAATTTTGTTATCTGGGGCGCGCGCCGCTTCAAAGCCAACATGCCGGAAAGCCTGCCCGACGACGCCGGCTATGTGATTATGGAAACGGTCGCCTCGGAACGCCCGGACGGAACGGTCGTGCGGGTGCCACGCGAGCGCAAGGTCACCTACGCCGAAATGGCGCGCAGCAACCCGAATTTCCGCATCGAGGGCGAAACCAAGCCGGAGCGCAAACTGCCCGCTGAGGACGAAATGTGCACGCCCGCAGAGTATCGGCTGCACGTGCAGCATTGGCTCAAGTCGGAAACCGATTTGACTCGATTGCGGCAGCGCTTCGAGGCGGAGGAAGACCTGCGCGAGCAATGCATGATGACCGACGAGGACCTGCGCGCGTTGCGGCCGTTCATCGATATCCGCGCCGATGAATTGAAGCAGGCGGCCAAGCTCGCCCGCCAGCAAGCGCGCGGACGCTAGCCGATGGCGATGACCGGGCCGACCCGCACCGCTAATGATCTGATCGAAGGCGTGCTCAAGGAACTCAAGGTCAAGCAATCCGGCCAGCCTACCGACCCTGAGGACTTCGCCTATGTCAGCGAGGAGCTCGACTCGGTCATGGCCAAGCTCGGCGCGCTGAATATCGTCTACATCCCCGATCCGGATGTGACGCCGGCGGAATATTATCGCGAGCTCGTCTCCATCATCGCCGGCGAGGTCTGTCTCAAGTTCGGCGTCAACGACGCCGATTTTGTGATGCTGAAAAATTCCGGGCTCGGCGGCGTGCAAGGCGTCGACGTCGGGTCCGGCGCGGCGGCAAAAACCCTGCGCGAGATGGCGCGCGGGCGCCCGACCTATGAACGATTGCGGGTGGAGTATCTGTAGTGCCACGCCAGCCGATGGATATTCCCTGGCCGTTGTCATCGGCGCCGGGCGCCAACCCGCAGGAATCCGGTGGCCGGCTGATCAACGTGTCGGCCGAGCCGCTGGGCGACGCCAATGCAGACAAGCACGTGTGGCGGCGGCAACCAGGGCTGACCGTGTTCGTCGGCACCCTCCTGAGCGGCTACCGCGGCGGCCTGATCGTCAACAACACCAGTTATGATTTCTGGAAGGATACGGCGGTAACGGTCACGGCCGCCGGCGTCGCCACTGATGTTGGCACCGTCAACGGCAGCAAAAAGATATCGATCGCCCGCAATCAACTGCAGCCGTCGCCCAACATCATCGTGGTCGACCCGGACAACGGCGCCTATGACCTGACCTCGGGCACCGCGGTGCCATTCACCGCCGGTGGGATACTGCCGCAGCCCAACTCGGTGACGTTCCAGGACTCGTATCTGTTCTTTTCCATCGCCGATGGCCGGATTTTTGCCACCAACAACAACTCGCTGACCATCAACGCGCTGACCTTTACGACGTGTCAGGCGCGCTCCGACGTCACCTTGCTGCGGGTGATCGCCTATTCGGGATATATCTGGGCGTTCACCACGGCGAGTTGTGAAATCTATTCGGACACCGCACAGCCGGCGCCGGGATTCCCTTATTCGCGTCTAGCAGTGCTCGACAACGGCCTGCTGCAACCCGCCGCCATCGCCGGCTGGGAAACCGGCTTTGCCGATCTGTGCTTTGTGTCGCACGATTTTGGAGTCTGGCGCTTGGCGCCCAATCAGTTGCAGCCGGTGAAGATATCGCCGCCCGATCTCGACCGGCAGATCGAGGCGGCGGCGCGCGCCGGCAAGCTCCTGGATGCCCTGTGCTACGTGGTGCAGGGCAAGAAATTTTGGTCGATCGCCTCGCCTGACTGGTCCTGGGAAGTCAATCTCAACACCCTGAAATGGACCGAGCGAACCTCCAATTTCGCCGGCTCAAACGTGCGTTGGCGGGCGACGTCGTCACATGCCGCATTCGGCAAGTGGCTGGTCGGCGACACCCTCACGGGCGCGCTGCTGTTCGTCGACGACACCAACTATACCGAAGTCGGCATGCCGCTGCTGGCGCGCATGGAGTCGGGGCCGGTGGCAGGTTTTCCGAACCGGCTGGCGATCCCGCGCGCCGATTTCAATTTCGAGGTCGGAGTCGGGATGAATTCGCGCATGCTGCAGATGACCGTGCTGGGGGCGCAAGCCGCCGGCAATGGCGAAATCCAACTGATCGTCAACGACGCCACCCAGGTCAACAACGGCGACTATGCCATCGTGTCCGGGGTTGGCGGCACCACCGAGGCCAACGGCACCTGGCCGATCAATCAGATCAACGGCGAATTGATCCAATTGCTGGGGTCACATTTCGCCAACGCCTGGACCAGCGGCGGAACGGCCGTCGACATCACCGCGCCGCCCAACATGGTCAACCCGTCGGTGGCGATCTCCTGGTCGGATGATGACGGCTATAGCTGGGGCAATCCGCTGGTGCGCTCATTAGGGTTTCAGCGCCGCAGCAAGTTCGCCCGCGTGTCGGTCAAGAACACCGGCACCTCGGGGCCGCAGGCACGGCGCTGGCGCGTCGACTGTACCGATCCGGTGTGGTTCGGCCTGTTCGGCGCCACCCAGGCAACTGATCCGAGGGAATACTGATGCTGGCGCCGCTGCCGCCGCCCACCGCCCCGGTCATTGGCCAGCAGGCCAATAACCACAATTTGCCTTGGGTGCAGTATTTCCAGAGCCTCGACAAGTTCGTGCGTAGCGGGGCCGGCAGCGACACCGTATCCATCAGCGACTTTTCCGGGGTTGACCTCACGGGCGGCGCGGCCTCTTCCGCGGCCTTCAATGCCGCGATCGCCCAAGTGGGGAGCGCCGGGGGCGGAACCATCACCATCCCCGGCGGCTCTACCATCGCGCTCGATGCGTCGCTCATGCTGGGCAACGGCACGTCCAGCGCCGTCAGCACGTTCCAGGGCGTGCGCATCGTCGGCATGGGGGTGCCGTCGACCGCCGGCGGCGGCCTGGGGACACCCGCCGCAACCCCGGTCACGTTCAAATGGGTCGGCCCGACCAACACGCCCATGGTGCAGATCGCCGGCCCATTGGTGGGGTGGGGCATCGAGAACATCCTGCTCGATGGCCAGAGCGTGGCCGGCGTGACCGGGCTGAAGGTCGTCGCCGGGCAGAACGGCGAGTGCCGGTTCCTGACCGTTACCGGCTGCAAGACCGGCGTGGAACTCACCGCCTATGGCAACTTTGGTGCGGCGATCGCCAATTCGATGCACAACACGTTTAGCAATCTGACGATTCTCAATCCGGCGGTTTCCGGCGCGCTCGCCCTGTTGCTGACCGGCATCGGGATCGGGGTTGGCTCCGGTCAGCCGGCAAATTCCTGCTACAACATGTTTTTCAATACGACGATCATCGCCGGCAACAGCGGATCGGAAACCGGGCTTAATCTGCAGGGTTGCGACAGCAATCATTTCGTCGGCGTGCATTTCTACAGCGGCGTGACGGGCACGGTTGCGGGCGCGACGGCGGTAAAACTCGATTATTCAGTGCTACTGAACTGGCCGGAATCGAACTACCTCGACGGCGTCGACACCGCATTTTGGGCGACTCAGTTCGCGAACTCGGGCACCATCGGCAATTTCGCCCGCGCCAACTATGTGCGGCTGTACGAGGGCAACGGCGCGGTCGCCCCGGCGCTGGATAACCTGATTGACAGCAATGACAGCGCGCAACAGCCGCCGTGGGTGGTCGGCACCGGCACCGGTGACGCCTTGGTCGCCAACTTCGCGCAGACCTTCGATAACGCGCCGGACGGCAAGCTGTTCTTTGTGCGGGCGCCGGGGGCAAATGCCGCCACTACGCCGGCCATCCGCATCCAGAACCGCGGTTCCGACATCATCAATTGCGGCATTACCAAAAAGGGCGGCCTAGCCTTGGCCGCCAACGACATTCACGGCGCCGGGCATGAGCTCATTCTGCGCTATCACCTCTCGGCGAACCAGATGGAACTGCTCAACCCGGCAACCTGAACGGATAAGCCATGGCGGGAAAACGTGCACCGATAAAGGCACTTCCTGATCGGGAAGAATTGCTGAGACTGTTTGATTATAACCCGGAAACAGGCGCTGTCTTTTGGCGCAAAAGGCTCGGGCGCGGATACAACATCTGCTCAAAGCCGGCCGGAACCGTCACTATGCGCGGGTACCTGACGATTGGAATCAAGACAAATGCAAAGCCGACTTACTATCTGGCGCAACGCATTATTTGGAAAATTATGACCGGGGAAGAACCGACAGAGCAGATTGATCACCGCAACGGAAATCGTCTCGATAATCGGTGGAGCAATCTGCGCGCAGCAAGCAACGGTCAGAACATCCATAATTCAAAATTGCGCCGAGACAATACGAGCGGCGTCAAGGGGGTTTGCTGGGATATCGAAGCAAAAAAATGGAGCGCCCAACTCGCCATTGGCAAACGACAAAGACGCATTGGCAGATTTAGCACGATCGAAGCGGCGACAAAGGCAATCAACAAAGCGCGCCTCGAGCTTCATGGCGCATTTGCGAGGTTATCATAATGGCCGGGTTGTTCGACGTGTTCTCCACCGGTCCGGCGGATCAGGCGGCACAGGCACAGCAGCAGGGCCTGCAGCAAGGCTATGGCCAACTGTCCAGCTTGCTCGGCGCCGGCAATCAGACCCTGGCCAGCAACTACGGCCAGGCGCTGCAGCCCTATCAGCAGAATTACCAGCAGGCGCAGGGCGGCGTTCAGCAACTGATGAACGCGCTCGGGCTCGGCGGGGCGGCCGGCAATGCGGCGGCAACGGCCGGATTTCAGAACAACCCCGGCTATCAGTTCCAATTGCAGCAGGGAATCCAGAACGTCGATCGCAATCAGGCGGCGTCGGGCATGCTCGGCTCGGGCAATACCGACGCCGCGGTGGCGAATTACTCGAGCGGCTTGGCCAATCAGGGCTGGAACCAGTTCCTAACCAATCTGCAGCCGTTCCTCGGGGCGGCGAACAGCGCTGCCGGCGGCATCGGCACGCTGTTTTCCGGGCTTGGCCAGGGCATCAACCAGAATCTCAATACGCAGGGCGCGGCGGCCTATGGCACGCAGGCGGGCATCGGCAACGCCCAGGCCAACGCCGACCTGGCGCAGTACGGCGCCTCGGGCAACCTGCTCGGCGCACTGCTCGGGCTCGGCAAGCTTGGAGTCAGCGGTGGCGCCGGCGCCGGCAGCGGCGGCACGTTTGGCGGCAATCTGCTCAGCGGCCTGTTCGGGGGTCGATAAATGCCCGCCTGGGATAACGTTTCGCTGCCGGGCTCACCGCAGCCATTGAGCTACGGGCCGCCGCAGATCGGCATGCAACTCGGCGCGTTGCTCGGCAATCTGCCGCAGGACTATCTGCAGGGGCTGCAGCAGCAAGCCGCGATCCGAAACCTCAACCTGCAAAACAGCTTTTTGCAGAATTACCTGCCCGGTGGTCAGGGGTCCGGCGGGCCATCTGCACCTGATCCGTTGGGTGGGGGCGGACCAGGGGCCGCGTCTGCCCAGGCGGCGGCCTCTGGTTCCGCTGCCGATCCGCGCGGGCTCGCCCCGTTCATCCGCTCGGAAGCCGCGAAATACGGCGTCGATCCGAACGTCGCGCTGCGCGTCGCCATGTCGGAAGGGTTGAGCAATCCGGTCGGCGACAGCGGCAAGTCACACGGCGCGTTCCAGCTTTATACCGGCGGCGGCCTAGGCAACGAATTCCAGAAGCAGACCGGGCTCGATCCGGCCGATCCAGCGAACGAGAAGGCAACCATCTCGTGGGCGCTGCAGAATGCCGCTCGCACCGGCTGGTCGCCGTACAAGGGGGCGGCCAAGGTCGGCATTGGCAATCGCACCGGCATTGGCGCCCCGGGCCAGCAGACCGCCAGCACCGACCCGAATTTCATGCCGAGCGGCCAGCCGCAAGCCGTACAGACGGCCGGTGGTGCGGCGCCGACCCCGGAGGCTGCGCCACCACAGCAGATCGCGCAAAACGCACCAGCGCCCGCGCCTGGGGCGCCTGCGGGCGTTTCCGCTGCCGCCGCGCTGGTGCCGCCGCAGTTCCGGGCCGACCCGCGCGGCTATGCCGACCGGCTGCGGTCCTACGGCAATGAGCTCATGAAGGGCATTGGCCCGGAACTGAAAATCGGGCCGCTGAGCTTTGACAACAAGGCGAAGCTGCAACGCGCGCAACTCTATCTCGACAAGGCCAAAGAGATCGACGACGCGCTCAAGCAGGAGGCCGAGCCCACCGGGGCGCAAAAGGAAGCGCGGCAAGCCGGATATGCATCACCACAGGCAGCGGCGCTGGGCGAGGAGGCCGGCAAGGGCGAGGTCAAAGCCGGCCAGGAAATGTATCAAGCCATCAAGGAAACAGCGCTGCAGCACCAACGCGACCTGAAGCCGATCCTCGATCTGGGCAAATCGATCGTCAACAATCCGCAATTTTATTCCGGCACCGGCGGCGAGCGCTCGCTCGATTTCAATCGCGCGCTGGCGACACTGGGCGGCGATCCGCGCAAGGCGCAATTGCAGGAGATGTTCGGCAAACTGCGCGCACAGAACGTTTTGCAGGTAATCGCCAATCAAAAAACGCAAATGGGCGAGGCGGGGCAGAACGCGGGCCGGATGTACGCGCAGACGATCGAGACGATCGAAAAGGCCATTCCGGGGCTGGAAACCACGAAAAACGGCAATCGCGCACTGCTGGAAATTGAAAGTCGCATCGGCGATTTCAAAGGCAAAATCTTTGATGAGGCAAACCGCTATCTCGCCGAGCAGCGGCAGCGCGGCGTGCCGCATCCTTATCTCGATCAGGCGTTCGATAAGCGGCTGGCCGATTTCGTGAAAAACAATCAGCCGTTTTCCGAGCAAGAAAAGGCGCACCCGGAAACCCTCGGCGCCCCAACGGCTCCCGCGGGCCTGCGCACGCCCGCCGATATCCACAATTGGGGCCTCTCCATGGGATTGAAGCCGGGCGAGGCGCTGCGCGCTCCTGACGGCCGGCTGGTGCCCTTGCCATGACGTTTCTCGATCCTGGCGCCCGCGCTCCCGTCGACATTCAGGTGCGGTTGCGCGGTGGCCAGGGCGGTGATCCGTTTGCAGCGTTACCGGATTGGCAGGCGCCGACGCAAAAGGCGCAGGATCAGGCGCCGGGTGCGCCACCGACCGGCGACCCGTTCCAGGCACTGCCCGACTGGAACCCCGAGGCGCAACAGCAACCGGCGGCGCGAGACATCGGCACCGGCGAGGCGGTCGGGCGCGGTGCGGCAGAAATGCTGACCTTTGGCCTCGGTCCGGCGGCGGAAGGGCTGGCCGCAGCGGCCGGGCCAGAATGGAACCAATCGCAGGCGGCACATGATTTTGCGCCCGTGGTCGGCGCCGCCAAGATGCTCGGGAATGTGTTTTCCAGCCATCCCGACAAGACCGTCAAGGAAGCTTACGAGCGTGGCCGCAAGGCCGCGGCCGAAGACCAGCGGCTGGCGAGCGAGCAGCATCCGCTGCCGTTTCTGGCCGGCCAGCTTGGCGCGGCGATCGCGTTGCCGATACCCGGCATCGGGGGCGGCGCTAGCGTCACCGGCCGGCTCGCACAGGCGGCCTCGCGCGGCGCTGTCGGCGGTGGGGCTTTGAGTGCCGGGCAGGCGGTCAGTGAAGGGCAATCGCCGCAAGATGTGGCGCTGGCGGGGGCTGAAGGCGCGGGCACCGGGGCGCTGTTCGGTGGCGCCGCCGGTGGCGCACTGGAAGGGCTCGGCGGGCTCGGATCGAAAGTGCTCGGAATTGCCCGCGGCGTCCGCGATGTGGAGACGGAGGCAAGCCGGCGCGTGGCCAGCGCCTTGCAAAGCGATCTTGCGCGCCAAGGTCAGCCATTCACGCCGGAAATGTCCGCTGCGGGCGCGGAGGCGGGAACCCCGCAGGCGATCGTTGACGTCGGCGGCGAGCGCACCCGGGCGCTGGCGCGGTCGGCGGCGAACACGTCGCCAGAGGCGCGTTCGGCCCTGGAGGAAATGACATCGGCGCGGTTTGCGCAGCAATCGCCGCGGGTTGCTGGTTTCATTCGCAATATGACGGGCGGCGGCAATGCCGCTGACGACGCGGTGGCGATCGAGAACGCCGCGCGCGAGGCCAATCGGCCGGCCTATCAGCGCGCCTACGCGGCCGGCGATAAGCAAATCTGGTCGCCGGAACTGGAGCGGCTGACGGCCGCGCCTTACGTGCAACGGGCACTGTCCGGGGCGATCTCGAAATGGAAAAACTACGCGGTGCGCGACGGCTATGGGGCCATGAACCCGCCATTTCGCATCGAGGGCGGCGGCCTGATCAAGACCGGCGGCAAGGGCCTGCCGGCATACCCGAATATTCAGCTTTGGGACTATGCCGCGCGCGAACTGCAGGACAAGGCGCGCGCCGCACCCCCCGGCAGTCAAAGCGCCGGGCTCTACAACGATCTCGCGCGCCAACTCAAAAACGAGCTCGACAGCATTGTGCCGGAATATGGCGCGGCGCGCGGCACCGCAAAGATGTTCTTTGGCGCGGAGAACGCGCTCGAGGCTGGGCAAAAATTCGTCATGTCGGGCATGAAAATTCCCGACGCGATACGCGGATTACAGCAATTCTCGCCGGTCGAGCGCGAGCTGTTCGCCCGCGGCTTTGCCTCCGATCTGGCCGACAAGATCGAGCGCACCAATGATCGCCAGAACGTCATCAACTCGGTTTTTCTCAATAACGATGACGCACGCAAGCGGATTGCGCTGGCGCTCGGTCCCGAGCGCGCCGCCAAACTGGAGGCGCTACTTCGGGTCGAGACGGTGGTCGACAAGGCGCGCCAAGCGCTCGGTAATTCCACCACCGCCCGGCAGCTTGCCGAGATGGGCTTGGCCGGCGGCGGGGTTGCCGCCTTTGAGGGGCTTAAAGAGCATGACGTCAGTATTCCGCACGTGATCGCCGGGGCGTTGATCGCGGGTGCGGCCCATCGCGGTGTAAAGTTGGTCGACGAACGCGTCGCTGCGCGCGTTGGCGAGCTCCTGGCGTCGACTGATCCGGGGGCGCTCGACAAAGGAATCGCGATAGTCCGCAAAAGTCCAGTGTTGTTCGACGCCCTGCGGGCCGCAACCGGCGGCGTCGCCCGGGTCGGGGCTCAGGACATAGGGGCGCGTAAGGCGGCTGCTGCTATCGGGGCGGCCTACGCGAAAGAAGAATAGCCAGATCATGAACCAGACGACGCCCACGGCTAACAGCGTGCTGATCGCCGGCCAGAAAAACATGATCCAGAAAATCGAGTCTCCAATGAAGTCGACAATGTCGCGCATGCTTTTGACCCTCGCTCGCATGTTTCACGTGTTTCACGTGAAACGAATCGTGAACCCGCGCCGCGCCCTTGCGGCGCTGCTGATTATGTTGGGCATTCTATTTTGTGGTCAAGCCGCCCAGGCCCAAGGGACAATCCCTGTTGCCCTGGCGCAACAGGTCGACGTTAACGGCCGGCCGCTGATCGGCGCATTGCTCTACACCTACGTCGCCGGCACTGTCTCGGCGCCCCTGGTCAGCTTCCAGGACTCGGCGCTCACCATCCAGAACCCGTGGCCGCTGCAAGCCGACACCACCGGCCGGATTCCGATGCTCTACCTGCCGGCCGGATCGGTGCACGTGCGCCTGACCACGTCGGGCGGCGTGGTGGTGTTCGATTATCCAGCCATGCTGGTGATCGGCGGCACCACCAGCGGCGGCACCGTCGCGCCGGGTGTGCCGGCATCGGCCATTTTCTCAACCGGGGACATCAAATGGCGGCCAGCCGGCGGCCCTTTGCAGGATTGGGTGATAGCCAACGGGTTGACCATCGGCGACGCCAATTCAGGCGCGACCCAGCGGGCTAACCCCGATACGCAAGCTCTGTATGTCTGGCTCTATGCGAATTGTCCGCAAGTGCATTGCCCGCAGAGTTCCCCCCGTACCGGTAACGCTTTGACTGATTACGGTATGCACTTTCAAATGACTGTGCCCGACATGCGCGGGCGCGGGCCGTTCGGGCTCGACGATATGGGCGCGAGCGCCTCCGGGCGCATCCTCGCCGGCAACATGACCGGCTCGGGCGATACCCCGACTACGCCCAACGGCGTCGCCGGCATCAATAATAATATAATCAGTCAGGCCAACTTACCCAATTCGCCGCTGAGCCTGACCACCACAATCACCGACAACCGCACCTGGGGCGCGGCGGGGTCGGGTGCGGCGGGAACGCAGCCTTTTGCCGGGCTGTCTCAAACGGGCGGCATAACTGTCCCGGTGACCGTCACCGGCGGCTCGATCAGCGCAGCCACGTCCGGCACGCTCAGCGGCGGCGGCCAGGGATTCTCGACCATCCCCAACGTGCTGTTGGGGACTTGGTACCTGAAATTGTGAGGGCGCCATGTTCGCCGAGCAAATCCTGTTCCGCAAATTCACCAACCGCGAAGATTTTATCGAGACGCTGAAGCTGACCGACCGCGACAGCTATGACGGCACGCAGCCGTTCGGCCAGCGCTATCAGCCGATTGATCTCGCCCAGGTGACCTTGCCCGGAGGCCAAAACTTCACCGCTAGCCACTGGACGGTGCAGATTGGTGCGCTGACGACGAGCTCAACCTCGACCCTGACCATCCCGGCTTACCCGATCGGTAGCCAATTGCTGGCGCTCGCCCTGACGGTGCCGCCCAATCTGGCCATTGTGGCCGGCCAGCCGATCACCATTACCGACCAGTCCGGCGTCAACAGCATGACCGGCTTTGTCACCGGCTACACCGCCGCGAGCGGCGCCCTGGTGTGCCAGATTGGCTGGAGCTTCCAGTTCGAAATCCGCATCGCGCCACCGATCTCAGGGACGATGGGTTATGTCCCCTGGTACGATCTCGGCGTTTATCCCGACTACGGACCGCTCATTTCCGCGTCGCTCGGCAATGGAATCAACATTCTCGATCTGGGCATGATCCAGATTTCCGTTCCCGAGGCGAAATTCAAAACCTTGGGCAATATCGGCGTTGCCAATCAGCCGACCGACTGGGGCGGCACCTTTCGCGCCAATCTCACCATGACCAACACGCAGGACACCCGGCAGGTGTTCATGGCCAGATTGCCGGTCATGAGCGGTGGAGTCACAGTATGAACGCTCCGGTCAATGTACAGGTTCAAGTTCCGGTTCCGTTTCCCGCCCTGGTCACCGGCTCCGGGCCGATCACCATCAACAAGCAAAACGGCATTTGGACGGTCGGCTACAGCGTCGCCAACATCCAGGTGCAGAACCCGCCGCCGCCGGCCGCCCAGCCGACCGATTATGTCACCGTGTGGGACTCGGTCGCGCAGACCTTCGTCAACGTCCCGCTGTCGGCGCTGGTGCCAAAGACCGGGATTTTGCTCAACACCATGACCGCCAACAATTCCGCGGCCTTGGCGGACCTCGCAAGCTTCCTGCTCGGTTACAACGAATATCAGTTCGTATTCGAGAACGTGCTTCCGGTCACCGCCAATGTGAGCTTCCAGGCGCAGGTGCACGTCGGCGGCGCCTATCGGGTCACTGCCTATCTCAATTCCGCCGGTGGCCTCACCACCGGGGTTGACTTGTTGCAGGCGGCGACCTTGGGCGCCGTCGCCGGGCAGGGATTTTCCGGCACAGTCATGTTTTATGGACAGCCCGCCACGGCCATCCTCCGGATGTTTCGCGGCGTCGGCACTTTCGTCACCGGCACCAATACTGCGGGCGTCGCCACTTGCGCCGGCTTTCTCGACGTCCAAGCCCCCATCAACGGCATTCAATTCCTGATGAGCAGCGGCAATATCGCCAGCGGAACCATCAAGGTCTACGGCTACACATGATCTGGTGGATTGCCGCCGTTTTCATCACGGTCACCGGGCCAGAAAATCAGCATATCAAGGTCAATGCCGACGACGTGGTATCATTGCGTGAGCCGCGCGGCAGTGATCACTTCGCGCCCGGCACCAAGTGCCTGGTGTTTACTGCGGACGGCAAATACATCGGCGTGCACGAAACCTGCACCGAGGTGTTTCTTCTCTTGATCCATGGGGAGAACAAATGAACATCGTCATATCCAGCGGGCACGGAAAGTATGTGAGGGGCGCATCCGGCTACATCGACGAGGTCGACGAGGCGCGCAAGGTGGTCAATCAGGTCGCCGATTATCTCGACCAAGCCGCCGTCAACGTGAAAACCTTTCACGACGACACTTCGCACGATCAGAGCACCAATCTGGCAACCATCGTCAACTATCATAACGCGCAGACCCGCGATCTCGATGTCTCGGTGCACTTCAATGCCTATCAGCAGACCAGCAAGCCGATGGGCACCGAAGTCCTGTACGTGACGCAATCCAAACTGGCCGCCGACACCTCGCTGGCCATTGCGCAAGCCGGCGCGTTCATCAACCGCGGCGGCAAAAAGCGCACTGATCTCTATTTCCTCAACAACACGGAAATGCCGGCGATCCTGATCGAGACGTGCTTCGTCGACAGCTCGACCGATACTGACCTTTATCGCCAGCATTTCGAGGCGATCTGCCGCGAAATCGCGGAAGTGATCGGCAATGTGCAGATCGACGAGGCGCCGATCGAGCCGGAGGAACCGGCGCCGATCGAGCCGCCGACGCAGGAAAACCGCGTCAACATCACGATCGAGGCGCATGGCAACGTGGTGGTCACCATCAATGGCCAGGACTTCCAGATCAGCGAAAGCGTGGCCGCGCCAGCCATTCCGGCCAATCAGCGCGACATCATCACCACCGTATTCGGCGGCAGCGATGATCCCAACGACTCGGCCTATCCGCCGTATGCCTTCATTGACGACAAGGTGCTCGGTGTCGCCTTGCCCTTCAAATTTGCCGGCGAGCGACCGCAGGTGCGGGTGATCAACCGCGCCAATGGGAAATCGGTCACTTGCGAGATCGTCGACCTAGGGCCATGGCTGACCGATGACGAGGACTATGTCATGGGCGACGCGCGGCCATTGGCAGAAACCTGCTACCTCGAGGGCACCCCGCTGCCACGCGGTCCCAACAAGGGCAAGGTGCCCAACGGCGCCGGCATCGACCTGACCCCTGGCGCCGCCAAGGCGCTCGGTATTGAGGGGAAGGCTATCGTCGACTGGTGCTTTGCCGATTGACTCTATGTTTCCACTGCGCGCACACGATGATCGACGCGCCCAAGCTGGCAATCTTCATTGGCTTGGCTCTTCCAGTTTGCGCAAGCGCTCAAGCACGTCCATCGCGATGGTATCGCTCAAGCGGGCGAGCTCACCCCCTTGGATGCGGACTTGCTCGCGCATCAAGCTGAACTCCTGCCGCAAAAAGCGTAAGTCATCGCGTGTGCGGCGCTGCTCGATCAGCACCTGATCGAGTTTTTGCGCGATGAATTCCAAGCTGATATCAGCCATGTAGCACCGACAACACACGCAACAACAGTGTCAGCCCAAAGCCAAACCCTGCCAGATTCAGGGCGATCACCGTTGTCAGCATCCATTTCACCACTGCTAGATCGTTCTCGATCTTGGCGAAGCGGTGCTCGTGCGCGGCGACGGCTTGTGCGGCTGCGCGGGCTTTGGCTTCCGACGCGCCGGCCTCGATCAGCGCGTCGTAAACCTCGCTCACCATCAGTGTGGCCATGCTCGGCCTCCTTTCCCGATTAGACGTGCCCGCTGATCCCGATGAGCGGCACATGGAGTAATTCGGTTTCGACGCCGAGCATCAGACCGAACACCGCGCCCTTGGCGACGAGCTCATAATTCGGGATATGCGCCGCGCTGTAGAACCCTTCCAGGAAGTGCAATTGGTTGACGAAACCCGCAATCTGCGCCGGACTTTCCGGCTGCTGGAATGCATAGCCGGCGGTCGCGGTGACGAAAGCCGTATCGTCCTGGATATTGGCGAAGCGCAAAAAGTTGGGCTGTGACGCCAGCGCCGCGCCGAGCGCTTCAAAGGTATACAGCGCCGGGTCGGGAAGGCCGATCTGCTGGGCATAGGCAATTTGCGCATTGCTGAAGTCGATCAGCGTTACGAATTGCATCGATGTAATCGAATCGGGCGTGAAAAATGGGAAATCATTGACTGCTTCCCAGACCACCAGGCTGGCATAGTTCTGCAGTGTTGCAATGTTCAGGGTCATTAGGGGCAATTACCTTGTCTCTGGCGGAGCCGGGAGCGGCATCCAATGAGTGGGTCCGGGATGATCAAACGGTAAGTTCTGAGCTATCCACCATTTTTCCGAATACCCGCGCGTCATGTCACTCCACGCTCGCGTATGTATGGCGATGCGGATCAGATCGCCGCTCGCAATCAATACGCTTTTGTTCTTCGGCGCGGTTTCAATTGTCTGCCACTCAGCCATGACCGGCGTTTTCCTTCTATTGCGTGACGGCTTCGCACGATGAAGCCCAGGTCACCGTCACAGTGGCACCCCCACAAAGCGCGAGGCGTAGGTCGTGCGTGCCATAAGTCATCCGGCGTTTACCTTGTTTTCTCACACCGACCGTTGGCGGTAGAGTTTGCCAAGATGATTGATTACATCTCGCGCTCTCTGTGGTGCCAGCCGCATCGGAATGAAACATTCAAGGCACAAAGCTTTAGCCAATTGCTCGACCGCAATCTCATCAAACACAGGCTCCGTTGCCACAACCGATTGGCTAGATGATCTTGCAAAATCGGCGGCATCACCGAAGCCAAGGCTTTTGAGTTTTTTTAGTCTTCGCTCTGTGTTTGCAGAGGCAATGTAGTCGGTCAGGCCCTCCCCGGCTTCTTTGGGGAAGCGGCGCTTGATAAATTCCTCAGCCTGAGCGAGCGCCAAACGCAAATCCACGATCTCCCAAGTAAGCTCTTTCTTGGCGCAATCGTTGACTTTGCAGTTTTCGATCACGGGGAATTACCTTCTTTCTGGCCGAGTAAATCTGTGCGAACAATCTCGTAGATGGCTTTCGCCTCCGCAAACCGTGTCAATTCATCCGGCACTAAATCCGAGAAAATCGTTTCTGGATGGTCTGCTTTGTGACGCAAGCGCCGCGAACGAAAGTCCTCCATAATCTCACAAATCTGTTCTTCAACTGGCTTATTTCCCATGACGGGGGATTCCCTTGTTGTCCGAAAACATCCTATTTCGGGATAGACAGGAGGTCAACGGGAATGTATAGTAATATCCAGAAAAATGTAGGGCCAGCGCGTGGTGATGAAAAAGTCCAAATCAGCCAAAGCTCAACGCCGGCGTGAGGCACATATCTACATGGATGAAGCCGACTACGAAGCTCTAAAACACGCGGCTGAACGCAACTTGCGGAGCATCGGCGCCCAGGCCATGATTTACGTTAGGCGCGGCCTTGAGGCAGAAGGTTGAGGAGCGAATCCGCGGAGGAAGTGCGGTTGCCGGTGACGCGGACTTCTTGTGGTTCTGGTGGAACCGGCTAACGGGAATGGAGCCCGAAAATGGCGGAGCGAACCTATCGACTATTCCACGACTTGGCATTTACCGATATCTCGGAACCGTGGCTCGCCCGCAAACACAAGATGCCTCGGAGCGAGATCAACCGCCTCCGGCTGCTTGTGCGTGAGATGTTGATTGGCAAGCGCAAGCTGAGCAGGGCTGCGCGGCAGAGAGCCGTCGATAGCGCCGTCGAGCTAAACCGCGTTCTCGCTCAAAGCTAGCCTTGCTCGATCTTTACTCGTTTTGCCCCAATTTCCGTCAAGAGCTCAAAAAATGGGGGTCTGTAAGTCATTGATTTTGCTAGCTTTCGACATTGCATAGCGGCATAACGGAACGAACTTTTTCGCAATGATTTCAATCACTTGGCATTTGCGTTTGGCACGGAGGTATCCTATTAGGATTACCTCCTACTTGCCTTAATCGGTCTATCTCGGCCTTCACGGCTGAGCTGACATAATGTCCAGTATTGCCTATTATCACAACTTCTAATCCGCGCGGTCCAAGTCGCTCCAATAATTTAGCGTTTTCGGAAAGAAGCTCTTTCACGCGCTGATGCAGGTTCTCACGATCTGCCCTGGCGTCTGCGGCTATTTTCTCGACCTCGTGGATCAGGAGCTCTTTCCCGATAGAAATGTCGCCTTCCTTCTCGCCGGCAACTGCCAAACACAGGTTTAGGATGTGTAGCCGCAGGCGTCTCTCAATGACGATCTTGTCCACGGGCTTATCCCTTCTGTTTTGTTAGGATGTTCAGCGGTACGACGCGCTCCCGGTGCTCGAGCCCGGTGATCGCGTCGTCGGCTTGGTCGGCGCGGCGGCAATAGAGATTGACCACGGCCTCCGACATACCGATCATTTTGCCGATCAGGGCGTTGCTCAGCCCGGAGCGGCGCAGCCGGATCGCCGCCGTCGCCCGCAGCCCATGAAACGACAGCTTGCGCGCCCGTAGCGGCTCCAGGGCGGGCTTGCTGTCGCGCTCGTAACCCCAGGCGTCCGATAGCTGCGAACGCTTCCAGGGCTCGCCGTTGGGCTTGCACAGGATGTGCTCGCCGCGCCGTTCCCAGCCTAGCAACAGCGGTTCGAGCTCGGGCAGCACCGGCGCCCACATGGGGATGTGCGTCTTCTCGACGTCGACGTCGATCCCGAGCCGGCCGCGGTAGACGCGTAGATCACCCCAGCGCATGCGGGAAACGTCGCCTAGACGCAGCCCGGTGTAGGACACGAGTTGGATGGCGCGGGCGAGCTCAGGCGAGGCGTTGGCGATGGCAAGCTCGACCTCGCGATCGAGCCACGGCTCGCGGGCGCCCGTGCTGCCGATAATGTCGGTGCCGAAGGTGATCGGGCGCGGCAACCGGCGCCGGACCACGGCCCATTTTTCCACCGCCTTGAGTGCCTTTTTGGCCGCCGCCTGGGTCGCCGGCCATTGCGCCAGCCCGTCGAGGAAATCTTGCACATAGCCAGAATCGATCTCATGGATCGAGAGCCCGCCGAGCCCGGTTTCGATCTCGGCGAGCCGCAGCTTATGGCGCCAGTTGACTTGCGTATTAGGGGCCAGGGAAGCGAATTTCTCGCTGGCCAAAAAGGCTTTGATGACGGCGGCGAATCTATCCGGTGTAATTCTTGACGGCTTTACGCGTGGCATCGGCAATCCCCCTGACCCGGAGATGGTCATCTGACCTTGTCATACCCGAGGAACCGTTGACAACGTCTTCAATCGCGATGCGCAGCCAATCGGACACGGTGCGGCGGTCATTGTGCGCGGCCTTGACGATCAGGCGGGCAAAGTCGGGCTCGACCTGGAATTGCATGCGGACGTTTTTACTCATGGCTGCTCACTCACTTGCGGTTCTCCCGCGCCGCGAAAATGACGGCGCGCATGGCCTCGATGCCGTCGGCGACCCAGAGCTCTTTGCAGATTGCCACCGGGTCGAGCCCAAGCCAGCGCCAGAACAGGAGCTCGCCCATGCTGTGCTGGCGCCGGTGGCAGACCGGACACAGTGGCAGCGCCCAGACATCGGCGGGCTTGATGCCAATTCCGGTGGTCGGCTTGCCGGGCGCGGTCAGGCGCAAGTGCGCGGCCTCGCCGGCCGGGTCAGTGTCACAGGCCAAGCATGGGCAACGGCGGATAAGCGCCAGGTAGTCGTCATCATGCTTGCGCTCGCCGCTCTTGAGCAGCGACCCCGGCTTTGCCTTCGGGCTGATGCGGCCGGCCATCATTGCCGCTCCCCAATTGCGTGCTCGCCGTCGACCATGCGGATCAGTTCGTCGCGCACGTCATCCGGTACGCTTCCCGGTGGCATCCAGTGGGCAATGGTTTGGCAGGCGGCATCGAAAAAGACATTGAACCGAGTCTGATCCATCGCCGCGAATGAGATCGATTTCGGCACCATGATGGTTTCCCCGGTGTCCTGATTGACGTAGGTACGCACCAGTCCGGTCGCCAACTTGAGCGCGGTCGAGATGATTTCCGGGTCACGGCCGGCGAAGGTGTCGGTGTGCTCGGACAGAAATTTCAGCATCGCAAAATACAATCTGTGATGCCTGGGATTTCTGTGTGCGACGATTGTGCAGCCGACGTCGCGGCCATCCTTGAGCTTGGCCAACAATTCGAGGCCCTGGTCGTCGACCGGCACTAGCGAATTGCCGCGCTTGCGCATGATGACGTCGGTCACACCGCCTCCGCTTGAACCTCATTGCCCCACGCATCCCAGCCCGCAAAGCGATCGCGGGCAAACAACTCGATCTTCGGCAATGTCGGGAACATGTCGTCAATCATCTCATGAAATGCAAACGGCTTGGCGCTATGCGCCTCGCGTGGCGCCGTGATTAGTGACTCGTATTGCTCTCCGGGCGCGGGTGCTGGGATATTGCCGCGGGTGCCAATCAACAGCAGTTCGTGTTTTTCTCGATTCCAGTAGCCAGTTCCCGCCTTGTCCTTGCCCCAACAGAAGTTTGATTTGTAGGTGAAGCCCCACGCTTTGAGCACTGATAGCGCATGTTCAAGCATGGGATTCGTCGCCCACAAGAACAGCACGCAATCATTAGCCGCGGGCACCTTCATGGCGGCAATCGTCTCGGTGCCCTGCGTTGGATAATGATTATCGGCCGCCCGATCCATGCCGGTGTCACGTGAGTAGGGCTCGAAGCGCCAGGGCGGATCGGCCAGAATGACGCCATAACGGCACTCGGGAAGGGCAGCAATCTTGTCCCCGAGATCATGTTCGCGTTGCGCCCGACGTTCGGTTTTGTCATCGGCGCGCAGCGCATCGCGCACCACGCGCCCGATCGCCTGCCGCGCAGTGCTTACAGCCTGCTCGAATTCGGGTTCCGACAATGCTCCGAGTCTGCGACCTTCCTTGGCGAGATTTTTGTCGATCCCGGTCTCCAAAAGAGTCGGCGGATCAGTGGGGTTTTTCTTACCCCGGTGATCTGACTTTTTGTCGCCACCGCCCTTGGCTAGCCCTACCGTTAGCTTCTGCTCCTGGCGCATCTGATCCATGCGTCGGGTCGCACGCATGCGTATCTCGATTGCATCCGCCTCAAGCTCGCGGTTGTCCGCCTGCCGCGCATAAGCACGCATTGCAATCGACACGTCGCGAATCTTTTTTACCTCGTCGACTCGTTTGGCGCTGGCGATGGCCCGGCACGCCGCATCGTATCTGATCAGCTTGACGATCATGATTGCTCCAACTTGTGCACGGCCACGAGCGCTTGTTGAATGCCTTTGGCCGCGGCTTCCAGCGCAACGCGCGCCCGCCATACTTGCTGGCGCATTTTCCAGAGTTCATAGGGCGATGGATATGGCGCGGCCGGCGGCAGATCGGCCGGCTTCGCCGGCGCAATGTCCTTGCCACGTTCGCCGAGATTGATCTCGGAAATGCGGCCACCGTTGATCAGGAAACACGCAGCGATATCGCTTTGCTTATCACCGCGCGCGAGCATACCTTTGATCAATGCAATGGTTTCGTCCGTAAGCCGGCCATAGTCGGCGTCTGCGCGTTGTGATTGAATGCTCATGCTCACACCTTCGCCAACTCGATTTCCTTCAGCCGCGCGTAATATCTGCGCGTGCCCTCATTCCAATCGCCTTCGGACGCCTTGCCATGGGCCGCGATCAACATGTGCTGCTTGATCTCGGCAAAATCTTCCGGCACGGTCGCCTTGGTGAGTTCATCGGTCAGCATCTTGAGCCATTCCACGCCATCGAAAAACGAGCCATCGGCCGACTCCACCCGCACCAGCCGCGGCGGCGCTTGGCGTGCATCGATGGCGCGTTGGGAAATGCCGTTCGGCTTGTGCTCGGGCGGCGGCGCCGGCTCCGGCTTTTTGCTGTTGCTGCGGTCGATCTCGGCTGAAACTACGGCTAGGGTATCGGCATAGAACTTGCGCAGTTTCGCCTCGTACACGTCGCCCAGTGCGGCGATATCGATGCCGCGCTCGCGATACCAGTCGTGCAGGTGGGCAAATATTCGATCGAGCGGTTCCCTGACCTGGGTGATCTGGTCGAGCTCATCCATCATCGCGTTCATGCGCTTTTCGTTCTCGGCGTCGGCGGCTTCCTTGCGCCGGTAGGTCTTTGGTTGTTCCGGCTTGGTGAGCTTCTCCGGGACCTCTCCGGCGTCGGCGTCGTCCTGCTCGTCGCCGGTCGGAATCTGTAGCAGCGCCAGCAGGAAATACTTCCTCGCCGCCGTGTGGCACTTGTTGAGCGATTTGTCGTCAAAGCCGCCGTTCTTGTGCCGGCAAGCTGACGACCCGGTTTGAAACAGCCGTTCCGGCCACATCTCGCCGGACTTGTGCACGACCATAAAGCCGTATTTGACGGCCATGACCTTGCCGTCATCCAGCATGGTGCGCTCGAGCTCGGATTGGAACACCACCACGCCGTGCTTGGCGAGCAGCGGCGTTGCCCGTTGCAGCAGGTCTTCCATTTTTACGTATTTGTAATTGTGAAAGTCGTTGGTGCCTTCCTTGGCGACGACGCCGATCTCGCCCATGACGGCGGCGATCGCGGTGGCAAGCTGGCCGAACGCCGGCATGTCGACGGGCAATTCCTGCGGGGCTGGCGTCGGCTTTGCTGCGGCCGGCGGCTTGCCCTGCACCACGGCCGGCAAGGTCGAGCCGATCAGGTCGGCATAGAGCTTGCGCTCGGCGTCGGTGGTTTCCGGCTTGTTCATCTCAACGCAGGCGTCGGCGATCGTCTGTTCAACGTTGATGGTCATGGTTCCTATCCGGCGCTGCGCTGCAGGGTTTCGATGGTGACTTTGAGCACGTCGCAATAGGTCGCGAGGCGCTGGTGCAGCTCGATCATTTCGCTCAGCGACTTGCGGATCGATGCCTGAATGTTCTCAAGCTCGCCGCTCGGCAGCATGCCCACCCGCGCGCGCGGCGGGGCAAATTTGGCGACTGCTGGATCAGGGCTGATTTCGCGCTCGACGTTCTCAAGCACGCCGGGCATGTGTGGTTCGTTGGTCATCGCACACTCCATCCTTCGTTGCGCTCCTGCTCATAATCGCGCTGCGTCTCGGCGTTGGTCTGTGCGGCTTGGCATTGCCGCAGCAACTGCATGAGTTGGTCGCGGGTCTTGGCCTCGAATACGGCGTCGCACTGCGCCGGATCATTCAGGTTGATATGAATGGCGCGCTGGACTTCCGGCGGTTCACACATCGAAGGAATGAGTTTCACCGCATTGCTCCCATATCGATAGCCATGATGATCAGGATGCCGGCCACCAGGGCGGCCATGACGGCGATGTGCAGGGTTTCGGTCACCACACACTCCTGGCGTAGCGTTGATCTTCGGATTCCTCGCGCTGGGCGATCTCGTCATAGAGATTGCCGACCGCCTCGCATTCGGTGGCGCCGGTGCCGACCGGGCCGCCCGGCTGGTAGTTGCCGAGCGTGGCGCGCCACGGCTCGCGCGACGAGTTCGGATCGTGGATGGTGACGACGGTGACGCGGCGGGCGACGAAGGGCATGTGCTGCTCCCGATCTGATGGGAACAATCTACTCTAATTTTATTAGACTAGCAAGCGGTGGAATCTCTAAATTTTAGCCACGGTATTTCGGCATTCACGAGCGCGTGATAAGTATGTGAAAAGACATGCGGGTCATCTAAATTTGTGACACTCTCACGACAGCCCGTGCATGCCCTGTACCAAAAGTTAGTTCTGGGAGTTGGAGGGTTGCAGTGGAACAGTCGACAGAGCCGGTTCATGCCTATGCGTGGCATCTGCGGCATGCGATGCGAATCGCCCAGCTATTACCTGAAGACCGCAAGGAGGCGCAGGCGATCCTGATCGTGCTGCGCGAGCTTCTGGATTGGCAGGGGGCGCGGCGCCAAGCCTCGCAGATCGTCGGCGAGTTTCCGCCCAGGTCTAACGATGCCGCGGCGGTGTTCGAGGTTTTGCAGCGGTTCGTCGACGAATTGTGGCAGGAACCGCCGCCGGCTGATCGGTCAGCTCGTGCACGCGCTGAACAATGTGCTGCGCTAGTCCGCTTTCCACCCCGAAGGTAAGCCAATCCAGGTCCAAGCCGGGGACGGCCCGAACGATTGCCTTGGCGGTGTTGAACGACAAGTCGCCGGTGCGCAAGGTATGGTGCCAGTTCTTGTAACCGACATCGATGGCGGCGGCGACCTGGGTCTGGTTCTGCAGACCCATGAGGGCCGGCAGCAGCATCAGCCGGTCGATTAGGGCGGCGACCTCGTTGCTATCGAGGATCACTGTGCGTTTGGCCATGGCGACATCTTATACACTGTAAGAAAGTTAGAGTTAACCTAAATATTTCGGCCTGTTGATTATCTGAAGATATTAGACTAACGTCGAGTCATGCGCAAGCTCATGACCGCAGAGGCGGTAATTGTCGAGCTCGGCGGCATTTCCGCCGTGGCCGAGCTCACCGGCGTCAAGTACGTCACCGCCCACCATTGGAAGGCCAAAGGCAGCTTCCCACCGCGCACCCATGTGCTGATGACCAAGGCGCTGTCGTCGCGCTGTGCGATGGCGCCGGACACTTTGTGGCGGATGATTTCAATGTCGCGTTGAGGTTCGCGCCATGTGGACGAACCATTTTGCCTGGACTCCCGCGCTCGACGCCAAGCTATTAGCCCTGCATCGCCAGAAGCTATCGCGAAGGAAGATCGGCGTTGAGCTCGGCATATCGCTATCGATCGTGCAGCGGCGGCTGACCAAGCTGGGCATCATCGAAGGCAGCGCCAGCGGCGGCCGGCCGAAGACGAAGGCGGTCGGCCATGGCCTATCGACCACCGAGCAGCGGCTGGAATTCAAGCGCACCGACGCCCGGTTTCAGCGCGCCATGCGGCAGGCGATCGACTGCGGCCAGGAGCACCCGCCATGACCGGTGTGTTCAGGCCAGGGGTGAACACACCATGATCGCCACCGGCTTTGGTCGCCGCGAATTCAGCCCGCAGGAGCGGGATTTCAGCCTCAGTCAGCAGCTCGAGGAAGTGCGGCGCGAGATTGCGCACCGCAAGAACCTTTATCCGAAGTGGGTCGACAACGGGAAAATGAAGGCCAGGCACGCCGAGTATTTCCTCGGGCGGATGCTGGCGGTGGAGCGCACGATCGCGGGGCTGATGGCCGACAAGAGGGAGCAACCCTGATGGTCAATTGGTACAAGCGCGACCCCGACCGGGCACTCAACGGTATGGTCGGGCTCACCCTCGAGGAACGTGGGGCCTACAACACAATTTTGGACTTGCTGTACAGCCGCGACGGGGTCGTGCCGAATGACGACGCCTATCTGCTTGCGGTATTGGGTTGCCATGGAAACCAATGGCGAGCGGTCAAGAAATCGCTCATTGCGAAGGGAAAAATCTGGGTTGATTTGTCCGGGAATTTGTCGGGAAAACGTGTCGAAAAGACTCTGAAAGAGGCGGGAAACTACTCCGAAACTCAGTCGAAACGCGCGACAAAAGGCTGGGAAAAACGCAAAAAGTTCAACGTTATCAATCATCCAAGTATGCCATCGGCGGCAATGCCAAGCGGCAACGCCTCCACACCCACACCCACACCCAGAGAAGAAGAAAGAGCCTCAAGAGCTCTTTCTTCTTCGACTGAGAGTCCCTCGCTTTTGACTGAGTCAGAGCGGGCGCCAGAAGGCGGCTCGCTCGCTAGCGCTGTGGGGGGCGCGCCACGCGAGCCGCCTTCAGTCGACCCGCCTCCCGATACCACCAAGGACAGCAAGCCAGAAAGCAAGCGGCTGACCGAGGAAGAGCGCGCTGCGCAGCTTCTGCGCCATGGCATCAAGCCGCTGGCGCCCAAGCGCATGCCCGACGCGCCGCTGAGCGAACCGCCGCTGACCCGCGCCGAGAGTGGCCGCAAATCAATCCTGGAGCTCGAAAAGGAGCGCAAGCATGCGCAATCGGGAAATGGCCGAGCCGGAATGGAACCAACTGGATCCGTGGTTCCAGCAAGCGCTGGACCAGGGCCGGCTGCACCAGAGCCTGACGTCAGTCAGCCCGAACAGCCCGGAATTCCAGCGCTGGATGGCGTACTTCCAAAGCCGAATGGCCAAGGTTCCGAGCTTCATGACGCAAGCGCAACAGTCGCGCCGGCCAGTGACGCTGCCGAGCCGCGAGCCGCCTGGGTGAAGCCTAAACCGCTCGACAACGACTACTGGGACAACATCGTCAACGGCAATTAATTCGCCCCGTTAACCGACTTTAGAGCCGCTTTAAACAGCATGAAACCCCTTGATATTGAAAAGCTTTTGCAATGGACCTATCTCGAGGAACTATGCAAGGGCGGCGAGGGCTCGAGCGGCCCGCAATGGGATTTGGTGATGCTGCTCGGTGCTCGCGCCGAACGGCCTGAGGCGCGCTTGCCGGCCTATTTCGGCGGCCCGCACCCCGATGCGATCGCGATTCACCGCGCCGTGCAGCAATTGCCGGCGCCAGCGCCGGCGCTGATCCTGAAGCACGCCACCCTGCAGACCCAGCCTGATTGGCTGCCCGGCCCGATCCGAGTTGTTGGTATCTTCAAGGGGCCGCGCGCGCACATCGTCGGCGAGTGCCGCGGCCATAACAAATATACGACGGGCAGTTATTGCCCGCTGCGCTGGGTGCCGAGCGTGGCGCAAATCAATGCGGCGCGGCTGGAATGGCGCTGCTGGTGGGAAGGCTTGCTCGTGCTGGCGCTCAATCTGCGGCGGCAAATGAGCGAGCATGAGGTGACCGGGCCAGCGGCACCGGCGTCACCGTGGAACATGCCGCCGGCCAAGGTTGGCCGCGTGCTACAATCACTGCGACGGTAGGTGTGAAATGGGAATGGACCTCCTGCGTAGGCACATACTGGCGGCGCTGCCGAGCCTGTTCACGCCATCGGCGTTTGGCCAATCGCTCAGGGCAATCCCGGGCGGTGTGCCGGCGCCCGTCGTCGCCCCGGGCAGCTTCGCGTTCACCCTGACGGCAACCACCGGTCAGATCGTCGGTGTGATGACGGCGACGAATTCGCCGAGCACATGGCGGATCACGGCAACAACTCCAAGTTCGGCCGCTGGGTTCTTTGCCATCAACAACTCGGGAACCATTACCGTCACGGGCGCAGGCGCAGGTGGGCTGACGGCGCAAACGTATACGCTCACAGTCGAAGCCAGCAATGCTGGCGGCCCGGGCAACAACACTGCAACCATCGTTGTCTCGCCAGCAACGCCAGTCGCGCCGGTCGTCAGCAACGGTAATTTTTCCTTTACGCTGCCAGCAACGAGCAACCAACTTGTCGGCACGATGACCGCAACCAATTCGCCGACATCGTGGCTGATTACGGCAGCGGTCCCTAGCGGCGCCATCGGATATTTTACGATCAGTAATTTTGGCAATATCCGGGTTTCAGCATCAGGCGCAACCAATCTGACGGCGCAAACCTATACCCTGACCGTGCAAGCTACCAATGCTGGCGGCTCCAATTCGGGCATAGCGTCGATCGCGGTAGCACCGGCACCGACGTCGCCGCCCGTCGTTACCAACAGCAATTTCTCGTTTACCCTGCCAGCCACCAATGGGCAGGCGGTCGGAACCATGACGGCGACCAATTCGCCCACAGCGTGGACGATCACGGCGACGGTCCCCACCGCGGCCGCCGGGTTTTTTGCGATCGACAACACCGGCAAGATCACGGTCACATCGTCCGGTGTATCCGGGCTGACGGCGCAAACCTACACGCTGACGACAGAAGCCACCAACAGCGGTGGCCCAGGCGATGGCACGGCGACAATTGCGGTCGCCGCGGCGCCGCCGCCAGTTCCGGTCATCAACAACGCCAGCTTCGCATTCACGTTGCCAGCGACCACCAATCAAGTGGTGGGCACGATGACGGCGACCAACTCACCGACGTCATGGACAATCCAGTCCACGACGCCGAGTTCGGCCAGTTCGTTTTTTGTGATCAGCGCTACCGGAAATATTCGGGTGACTGCGGCTGGGGCGTCGAGTTCCGGGCTGACGGCAGGGACTTACACGCTGACGCTACAGGCGACTAACGCCACCGGTCCGAGTGGCCCGGGCACGGCGACCGTCGTGGTGTCGGGCGCCCTGCCGCCCGGCGTGACGCTGCGCGCGATCGACGGCGAGAGCATGACCGGCAACGTGCAGAGCTTGAATTACTTCAGCCGCAACGGCTTCGCCAATGCCCACAATGCCGGCCTCGACAGCGCGACGTTTTTTCCCAATGGTGCATTCTTTGCCAACCTGAGCACACAGACACAGGCCAACACCTGGGCGCAGCTCGGCTGGAACGTGCTGACACATGGCGGCGGCCCCGCGTCCGCATCGCTGCTGTTCCCCACCAATCCGATCTATTTCGTCGACGTTACGGATAATACCGGAGTGTTGAATTTCGGCGCGCCACAGCAAACGGCGAGCTACTTTATCGCCATCAATACCTATGATGAACCGCCGAGCTATGCGGCGGGAACCGGCGACATGGCGGCATTCACCACTGCGCAGTCGGGCGGCAAGTTCTTCTATGTCAACAATACCTGGACGCACATTTACTGCATCGCTCAGAACGCGCCATCGTTTAATGCGTTTCTGAGTGGCGGCGGATTTACCGGGACCGGACAGCAACAAGTCACCGCAGCACTCAGTAAACTATTCACGCCTTCAGGCGGCGGCGCGCAAGTGTTCCTGAACATGCAAAGCATCGATTGCTATTTCTTCGCTGGCTGCGCGCCGTCGGCCAATTATGTGGCCGGGCAATTCTTCGGCGGCGCAATGTACGAAGCCGGATTGATCTATACCAACACCGGCACCCAGGCAGCGCCGGCCTACACGGTCGACCAGGCTTGCCGAGCTTGTCGTTACGGCGATTGCCTCGACGTCATGCGCTCAACCCAGACCGCCAACCCGGCGCCGTTCCTGTCGGTTATCGAAACCGGCCAGCCTTACGAGGCAAGCGGATTTCAATACTACATCACGCCGCCGCAAATGAACGCGGCCACCTGGAACGTGATGATGCACGGCGCCAGGATCGTCGATTGGTTCGATCATACGTTCGATCCCAACAACGGATCGGACAACCAGATGTATGACCCGTTCGGTCAAACCATTCAGAACGGCACCGGCGCAGCCATCGCGACCATGACCAACTGGGGCGCGATCGGTGGTGGCGGCACCGTGGTGATCAGCATTTTCAATCAAATGCGAGCAACAACTGCATGGGTGACGGCGATGCTGCCGGTGCTGCTGGCGCCGTGGGCGATCGGCTATGCGTCGGTCAGCCCGGCCGGCTGGACTTTTGGGCAAAGCGCCCCGCAGGGCACCGCCGCGAGCGTGCTTTCCGGATTCGACATCTGCGCGAAATGGTATCATGGCGGCACTACCAACCTGCTGAAAAACGGTTTCTACGTGTTGGTGATGCCGCGTTACTCACAGTCGCTGACCAACCAGACCGCAACCATCACGTTGGCCGACACCAATGCCACGACGGCCACGGCG